CGGACAGGGCATCGGCTGCTTGCGCGGCCTGTTCTGCCTCTGGGGTTCCCGTCAACTGCTGTTGGAGCATCCCAACCACGCCAATCGGGGGGTTCCCAGATGCCAGTGGCATCTGTCCGGGAGAGATGGCGGGCACACTTGCGGCTGGCCCCACACCGGCAGGAGCCTGAGCCGGAGCGCCACCCTGCGGTGGCATCCCGCCCTGCTTCTGCGTGGCTTGATTCGCCAAGGCCATCCACCGCTCTTGTCCAGCGGCGATGATCTCGGGCGACAAGTCATCCTGCAACAGGATCTCGCGCTCCAGTACGTCCTGATGGATCGCTTCGTTATCCTGCCAGCGCATATCGGGCACCGGCTCGCCCGAGCGGATCGCGTCGGCCACGCGCTTGGCTCGCGCTTCCTGATCTTCGTCCGGCGTCCCAATGTCCTTTGCCATCGCAAACATCTGGCGACGACGGTACTCCTTGAGGTCGATCACGCCCGTCTGGAGCCAGTTGTCCAGCAGGTAGAGGCGGAACGCCATCGGCATCGGCATGAGGGTCGCCGGTTCGACGCGCACATCCGACTCGCCATCGAAGTCCGACGCACTGACGGCTCGCGCCAGATCGGGGCGGTTCTTGCCAATCGCGCCCAGCGAGCGTGGCAGCGAGTAGCCCCACGCCATTGCGGCCATCGTCACCTTGCACCAGTCGGTGTAGGCATACGACAGCGCCGTGATGGGCGGTGAGAACACGCGCTCCAACTGCTCACGGCTGGCGATGATGGCACGACCCGACTCGCCCGTGACCTGCCCACGGCTGACGGCGTTCCAGCCCGACGCATCCTCGAAGGCGGTCTTTTCCAGCGCCAAGGCTTCCTTCACATCGTTGCCGACGCTAAAGCCCTGCACCGGCTGGATGGTGTCGCTCATCGGCCCTGCGCCACGCACTTCTATCATGCTCGTGACGCCACCCATGAACGTCTCCGTGGAGATCGCGTTGGGGCGCGTGAGGAAGCGACCACCAGCGTTCACGCGGATATTCTCGACCCACTTGGACAGCAGCGCATTGACGCGCATCTGGTGGTCGAGCCACTGCTCCATGATGGGGCGCGGGTAGTACGACGGGTCGCTGGACCCATCACGCACCGCCACGACGGGGATCACGCCCCAGAGCAGCGGGGACGGGCCGAAGACCACGTTGTTGCCCACCACGACCATCTGCAAACCTTCTTCGTTGCGTAGGCGCTGGCCTTCGCCTATGGTCGTTTGCGTCAGCACCCACGACCCAATGCCCTCCGCGCCGGAATACGTCGGCGCATTGCCTGGCGACTGCATCGTGTCCGATGCGTCCAAGCCCGTCACCCCGTAACGGAAGCTGGCTTCCGAGCGGGAGATCACTTCACGGATAATGACCCAGTACGGCGCTTGCGTAGCCGTCGCGTTGGGCGACACGCGCACCTGCTCAACGCGCAGCGTCTGGCAACCGATGTCGCCCAGCGGCTTCTTCTGCCCAGGCCGTTCACCCAACCGCTCGTCCCACGGGCCACGGTCGGGGTCCCAGAACATGTGCCAAAAGCTGAGGCCGTCCGTCTGCGCCCAGAACGCGGCTTCGCGCCCGATGCGCTGCATCTGCTGTTGTTCGTACTGGTATTCTAGGGCGAGCTGCTGCGCGGTGGCCTTGCGCTTATCGTCGGGGTCTTGCGTGGACGGCGTGACGGCGAACCCAGGCTTCTGATCCATCATGATCTGGAGGCGCTGGTCGAGCGCCTTGTCGATCATGTTGTACACGACACGCGCTGCATCACGCGGACGGGCCGGTTCACGCCACGGTCCCAAGCCCGACGCCGAGATCCATTGCTGGCCGGCACGGAACAAGCGGTTGCGCTCCACGAGGTGCAAGTGCATCTGCACCGACTCGCGGCGGCTGGTCCACAGGTTGTGGCACCACGAGGCCCACGCTTGCATGGAGTCCGCCAACTCAGGGATCGCGGCGGGAAAGTCTGCGCCGTACATCGCCTTCTGCAACGCGGCGAGATCTTCGTCTGGCGTTGCGCCCGTGTCCTCGGGCGGGTTGGGGGCCACTTCCGCATTGGGATCACGCGGTACATCCACACTCAGCAGATCAGCCATCATCTGCTCAAGGTTCATCCCTTCTTCCAACTCAGGCGTCAGCGGCAGCGTCATGTATGGTTACCCGTCAATGCGTCCAATACCTACCGCAGATCTCACGCGGTTCCAGTCCCGCAATTCCTCGAATCGCTCCCGCACGGCGCGGAGGACTTCTTCCTGCGCCCATGCCTCGCGTTCTTGCATCGCGTAGGCTACCAAGTCTTCTGGTACGTCGATCTCGTGATACGCGGTGGGCGTGGCGTCACTCCGCTGGGGCGCAAACGCCACGGCCACCTGACACACACGGAACACGGCGACCAATACCACGACCGCCCAGAGTCCGTGCACCAGAAGCGTCACGTTAGACGCCATTGTACTTGAGGGTGATGACCGGCGAGCCTGACGTGTAAGCGCTGCACCGCGCACGAACACCCGAGTACGCCTGGGTGCTGGCGTTCCAAATCCCGACCGCCGTGGCCGTCGTTACTGCCGTCGTCGCAGCAGGAGCCGACCCGACAGGCTGCATATGCAGCGCGACCCAGTTGGTGTTGTCGCAGGTCGCCTCAAACGTGATCGTCGCGCTCAACGTGCCCGTGATCTGCACCGACACGTTCCCGCTTGACGGAAACCCCACCAGCGTCGCGGCATCGTTCTGGGCTGCCACCGTCACGCTGTTTCGCATCTGATTGCCAACAGACATCGCCTACCTCCAAGTCTTCGTGGTCAGTTACAGTCCCATGCCCGCAACGACTTGTTGATCCGCGAGTCCGGATCATTGGCCGTTTTCGCGCTGGTCAGCTTCTCCTTCATGCCCTTCATGCGTTTATACCGGAAAGAAGATATCAGTGTTTTCGTCTTCCACCGCTGTTTCTCCTCCCCAGTACGGCTGACACTCTCCGCAAGCGCAACGACCCTCAAGGTACAATGCAGCAAAGCGAAGAAGTTCTGGGTTATCTCGAAAATGCCCAAGACCCATGTTGCACCTCATACACAATCCGCCGCGTACGTGTCCAGTGCTGTGGTCGTGGTCTACGGCAAACTTTTTGTCTTTTGGCTCACCGCAAATTACACATTCTGGCAAAGCGCGAGCTTCAAGACCTCGCGTTTTATCAGAAACTCCTTTTGGCAATACCATTCCGCGTTTGTACTCAGAACGGCATTGGCGGCACCATGAATCTAGACCGTTATTCTTTCCTCTGTGCAGCGGGAAAAACTTAGCAGTCGCTGGCTTTTCTGTTTTGCACCGTGTACAGGTCAGCATTCCCATTGACGCCTCGCTTTATTCAAACGGCTTTCTGGGTTTGCTGCGGCTTTCGGCCACATCTTGGCTTGTCCCGCACTGCGCCGACAGAAGGCAACCCGCCGCTTGGCACTTTTCTCTGAGCGAGCGGCTTCGGCCTTTTTCACCGGGCCCGACCCTTTTCATTCAGGCCACCTTCTTCTGCTTGCCCTTCTTTACGCTGCCACGCTTCGGTTTTGTATCCCATTTTTGTTTGCTATTGCTAGACAAAGGGAAACAAACATGTCGTGAGACAAGTCGTTTTTGGCAACGTTTGCCGCTAAACAAACCAACTGTACGTTTTGCTCTGTATATGGCACTAATGCATCAATGCGATCAATGCTAGCGTTTGTGTAAACCTTTCCTTTGCCAAGCACCATCGTCATTGGCCATCCAGTCAAAGCGCATAAACCGTTTTGCTTTTTCCATAAATCATCAAGAAAGTTGATGTCTATAGAACACTGTTTTCTTTGTTTTGCTTTTGCAAGTAAATAACTCATGTACGAACGTACAGATCGCGTTCGTTTTGATGCTGTATATTGAAGCTTTTCAGGACCCCAAGTTTTTTCATGGTATGAAGCTTGCTTGTCTTTAATGCATGCTTTGCACCACGAATTGTACTTGAATTCTCCGTTTGCTTTTTTCCCTGTTGTGTAAAACCGCTCAATTGGCAACATCGCTTTGCATTTTGTGCATGGCTTTTTGCCATCAACAAGCACGATGCTTGGGCGAGACATTACGCCTTCCCTTCGGGGTTCTTCCCCTCGGCTCGCTGCCACGCGGG